ACGTACTAGATAATGATCGCTGCGGCGATCATAGCTGTCCACTTCTAGGTAGACCTCGTGTCCGTCCTCGTTGAATACCTCGCAGTTCTCCTGGCGCTCAAATCCAGTCTCAAGGCAATACACCTGGAATCTCAATTTATGAGCTTCACGTTTGAGAACGTCAGTATTAGCATGAACTAGTTCAAAGTACTCATGGAATTTTGTTCGCAAGTCTACCTGATCGGCTGAAGCTGCTGTTAATGGATTTGTCCTAATACTCATCCGCGCTTTTTAGTTGTTTTTAGATGTGAGCTATCATGCTCTTATACATCAAACCGCCATCATAAATGATTTCTTCAATCTTGCTTCCGAAAATTTCATTCAAGCGATCAGGATCTTTACACGGAACCCAATGGCCTGCAAGATAGACCACCCGTCCCTTTTCATCTACGTTGCCGATTGTGATCCCACCGTTTTTAGTCTTTACAGATACAGTCTTCATCTCATCCTCCTAATTCGCAGTTCTCATTTTCTTGATCTAATTATAGTGCAGCTTCTAGGAGAAGTCAAGCAATTTTTGAAAAATTTTCAGAGTGGAGAGGCGAGATGGGATGGCAATTCTAAAGCATACAAAGAAACGCCCCCAGAAGCGAGGGCGTCGGGCTAGCGATGCTATCACTAGCGGGGTTAACGTCTGTATTTATTTGCTCGAGGGGTACTGAATTTCGCCGTACTCAGCTAAGCGCTTCAAGGCATCTTCCAGATCAGTATCGACCATCCTCAAGATTTCTTTGCCGCACACATCGATACTGTAGCAATAGTTGCCCCAGGACCACAGGACTGCATTTCCAGCTCGACCGATGAATGTTAGCATCATGATGTTCTCCTTTTCACTTTCTTGATTATATTATATCACAACTCCTGCAAGATGTCAAGCACCCACCTTGAAAAAATTTACCATCGAAGGCACACCATTACTGATTCGAACGAGTCCGTAAGTGATCTCGCAATCTTGCAAGCCTGCCGATGTATCAGTTCTATAGCAACCACAAGAGATTGGATTCAAGTAACGATTCTTCAGTGAAACATAACGAATCAGGATATACCCTGGAAGATAGCTGACAGCGCAATTACCATTCACGTAGACATAGTCTGGTTTGTTCATAATATATCCTCAAACAGAAAATTCTCTTACGGCACCCTTGCTCAGCCCTTCGCTAACAAAAAGACGTTTGACATGACCCATCATCAATGTACCCAGATGCTTCTCAACAACCCAATCAACGATGTTCTCAATTGTGGTTTCACGATCTAGCACGACAATTTTGTTGTGCGCTTTGCTGTAGGTTGCTTTCCAGATGCCTCTTTCTGAAGCATACTGAATCTTAACATATTCATCTGTTTCCTTCACAATATTTTGATTATAGATCAAAATAGCACCGTCAAGAGCAGTAGCGATATCATAAACAGTCTGCATTCCACGCCTACAGTCCTGGCAATCAGGATTGTAGAACAGATCATGTTCTACTTCAATCCACGAAAGATGCCCATGGCTATGATTCTGACATCCCCAACTGGAGGAATTCTTCAATCCATGTACGTATCTAAACATGAAACTTTTCTGTGGGTCTTTCATAAAAGCTTGAGTAGTCAACTGACACTCCACAGAAATATCACATCCAGGATGCAGATTGTCTAGAGCTTGCCAGACATGATGCTGAATGGCTCTTTGGACAGTCTCTTGAAATGTACCAATGTAATTGTTATCGAAGATCTTGACTGCATTCCTAGGCATTTCTAATTCACAAGCTGGCGTACGAATAGTAATTTGATCTTGCCAGGTGTCATACTCACATCTACTATAACTTGGAATGATCCAAAGTTTATGATCAAAACCTGTTTCTCTATCGTCGATGGCATCCTTGATTTGTTTCTTGACCTTAGAAAAGTCAACGACTACTTGCTCAACTTCATCTACTTTACCGCCAACTAAGAAATTCGGATGATAGCTACCACCTACGACACGACCATTGTCATCAATGAAAGCATGGTCAACACAAGTCAAGTAATTTAAAAACATAGTGCTTCTTTTGTTCATGTGAGTCTCCTATGTGAAGGAAGAGAAATTTATGTTAATGTATTTGCTAGCAAATGTCAATCAATTTCATCAACCTTGTTGGGCTCATCTTTATCGAATCGAATCTCTACGAAGCGTGGCAAGAAAAGACTCCAGGCGCCAGTCTCGTCACGAATTTTCATATTATATCTGACAGTCACAATCTTGCCCATCATGTAGTCTTTTGTAAATTCTTCGCGTTGCTCATCTGAGAATCCAGTTCCCACACTGACTTTCAAGAATCCATCATCCGTGCCAAGAATCAAATTACCCAAACGATTTGCATTTTTGCCTGTCCCATACTCCCATCCAATTACTCGAAGATCTGCTTCCTTTTCTGCCTTCAATTTGCAAAGATCTTTAACTCGTTTGGGTTGCCAAACTGCTTGAGTATTTTTCAGAATGATGCCTTCTTTCCCTGACAACAATGCTTCCTTGAACCATTCTTCTGCTTCTTCTATTGATGAAACCATGCGATTTTCTATCAAGCGAAATTTAAGACCATCCGTATATTTTTCATGAAAAATATCTTCTAGTTCACGAATGCGTTTCTCATAAGGGATCGTAGAAGAAAAATCGACAATATCCCAGACAGTAAAAGTAATAGTATCCGCTTCTTCGTCTGAGATGGTTCCTTTGATGGCTTTATTGATGATTCCGTTACTGATCTGACGAGACATGAAGGAAGAATCAGGATTGATGCAAACTAATTCTCCATCCCAAGTTTGGCCTGGTTTCATTAACATCCTAGCAGAAGCGTCAAGTTTACCTCTATGGTCAATTGGCTTTCCGTTCCTAGAAAATGCCAAAGCATTTTTTCCATCGAAATACAAATGACAACGAACCCCATCCATTTTGATTTGCGCGTAAGCGGGGAATTTGATCTTAGATTTGTCTGTATCTGCCAGCATGACATCAAACGTTGGCACGAGTCCAGGCCATATCTTGTTCACCGTGGCGACATTAATGCCGCATCTCAAGTCTCTTTCCAGAACACGTTTGATGACTTCAGCATCATCTTTAGAACACCTATTCAAAACTCTATTCAGAAATGCTCTAGCAACATTTCCCGTGACTTGACGGGTTGACAATTTTTCTAGTTCGTTTAATGTTTGCTCGAGATCAATCTCCCCTGTGCAAGTAGGCTCATGATCAATTTTCTTGATGTAGTAATTGATGTAAGGATTGAGAGCCGCAACTATTACTTTCTTCAGAAGTTCATTATTTTGTTCTCTTCTCAGAATATTTTCTTTGTAGATTCGACTATTGTCAGCTGCCAATTCATTCAAAATATCAAGTATGCTCATTTCAACTCACCTTGCCAATCGTTCTATATTCAAGCCGTTTATTTTTGATCATAGCGACGTTGACGCCCATCTGCATGCTAGCAGAAATTCCCATGTCGATATACACTGCAACTAGATCCGCTACAGTAATCCAGCTCATATGAGATATAAGACTGACGTCCTTTTCGATGGGAACTTTATCATTCAGGAAATTCAAATAGAATAGCTGACCCGCAAAAGGAGCCTCGCCTCTCTTAATACTGTCTTGCACACATTTCTTCGCATACAAGATATACCGATCCCTCATAGCAGGATCTTCTGTGCCATAAGGACATTCGATAATGACTAGCTTGCGAGGATTTTTAATTACAGAGGGTATGAGTTGCGGTGTGACTCGTAATATAGTCGATGCGTCTTTAGGAACGCCAGGTTTAGGCGGAGCAACAGTTACATCAGTAGGTTTCCCACCAGTTTTGAATTGCGGTGCGGTGATTTTAGTTTCTTTTGGCATTTATGCGACACCAAGGATGATGAAATTTTCGTTGAAACGCCCTTTACTTCCGATGCTATTTTCAGTTGTAGTGAGTTCTTTGAATAGTTTATTTAATGATCTCATACCATCATCTTTTTTGAATTGTTCAAAGAATTTTTCTGGTTTGCGAACTGTCTTATAGACACTCTTTTCAGGGTCATAATTTTTCAGAGTAGTACCTACGAACATGAATCCCTGTGGATTGTTCGCTACATAAAGTCTCAATTTCTTGCGCTTGGCATCATAGACATACATCTTTCGAGCGCCAATCACAGAAGTAATGGGAACGGATTTTATTCCCAGCGCTTGATCTTCTTTCTGATAGCGAACAGTCTTAGTCATCTTGATAGGATTCACCTTCTTCGGAGCTTTAGCAATTGTCTTCTTGTTTTCGAGTGCCTTGATCATCGCTAAAGCTTTGTCGCGGCATTGTTGTAATACAGGTTTCAGGATTTTTATGGTTCGAGTATTATAATACTCACTGTATTCCGTCATTTCTTTGATGGTTCTTTCACAGTAATCAACTACCGCCTGGACATGAGATTTATTATCATTCAGAATTAGAGCAGGCGGAGTTTTACCTTCTAGGGTTGCATCAATTACATCATCTAAGCTCTGTAAGCAAGGATTTACTTCAGCGACTTTCGGCTTGGTTCTTATCGTAGGTTTGGCAGTGGGTTCTTCTTGCTTGACGAATTGCAATTTCTCAAAGTATTTGATAAGATCTGCCTCCTGTTCAGGCGAAAGCACATAGCCACGTTCCATCATGCGGCAAATGAATCCTCGATTCGAAAAATAAGAATCTTCTAATCCAGCTAACTTCTCAGCAAGTTCTGCGCGATTTTTCTTCAGCCAAGCAATTGCCCATTTCTTGCTGTCAGTGTAATCATGGTTGCGAGAGTAAAAATTCAATCCCTTGATCAAGCCGATCTTATCAGATGAAAGAATCGTGAAGGTAGGTTCTTGTTCAGTCTGAGTGTTCTTTCTCTTGGGATTTTCACTAGCGTTCATGGCAGTTCCTCTCTTTCATTTTTCTTGATCTAATTATAGCACAACTTCTAGAAAAAGTCAAGCCTCTTTGAGTCACGCCCAGACTTCCTCCCAAGAACCAGTCAGTGCTCCCTTAGCGTAATCAACGACCTTCTGCTCAAAGAAGTTCGTGTGCGTAACGCCCAACATGCCATCGACCCATGGAACAGGATTCCTCTTCTGCTTGAAGATACCTTTCATCCCAAGAGAAATCAAACGACGATCCGCAATGTAGCGAATATACTTCTTCACATCTTCTCGAGGGAGACCTTCCATCTCATTCACCCCATAGGCCAAGTCAATGAACTTGTCCTCGAGTTCAACCATCTTCTCAGCAATCGAATAGATCTGAGACTTAAGCTCATCAGTCCAAATATGACGATTTTCTTTGATAAACTCTCTAAACAATTTTATCATTGATTCACAATGCAAGGTCTCATCCGCGATACTCCAGGCAATGATCTGACCCATTCCTTTCAATTTACCGAAACGAGGAAAATTCAAAAGCATGATAAAGGAAGAAAAGAGTTGCATGCCTTCTGTGAAGGCAGAAAACACCGCAATCTGCTGAGCTATAGTTTCCTTATCTTGTTTAATGAATTCAGACACAAAATCATGCTTATCTCGCATCTCCTGATACTGAAGAAATTCATTATAAGTTGTTTCTGGTAATCCTAATGTTTCAATGAGATGGGAATAAGCAGCTATATGTACTGCTTCACGAGCCGCAAAACTACTCAACATCATTCGTATTTCAGGCTGTGGAAATACAGGCAAGTAATTTCTTACATAAGCCCCAGAAACATCAATATCACCTTGAGTGAAGAAACGAAAGATGTGAGTAATGAAAGTTTTTTCGCTTTCTGTCAGTTTGTTTCTCCAATCATTCACATCTTCTAGCATCGGAACTTCTGTCCATAGCCAATGCATCTGCTCGCTGGCCTTGAAGGCTTCAAAAGCCCAAGGATAAGTGAAAGGCTTGAAGTAATGACGCTCATCAGTCAGTTTTAATTTTCTATTGACCATATACTAACCCTCGCAAGCAAGACAGGTATTGTTCTCGACAAGAGAAGTCATATCAATTTCGTCTTCTATTCTTTTACGTTCAATGCGCTGACCAACTCTATCAGCTTTACGAAGTTTCGTGCTGCGACAATAATAGAGAGACTTCAATCCTTTCTTCCAAGCCATAAAATGAACCGCGTGGAGATATTTAACATTTACATTCGGTAAGAAAAATAGATTTACGCTCTGTGCTTGATCAATGAATTCCTGTCTGTCTGCCGCGAGTTCAACAATCCATCTTTGATCAATTTCAAAAGCTGTTTTAAAAACTGCCTTGGTGTGCTCGTCCATCCAATCCAGATGCTGAACAGAACCATCATTGGCAATTATACTAGCCCACGTTTCATCATACCAACCATTCCCATGTTTTTCTGCTTCGGTTTTGATAATGCTATCCAGAAAACGATTTTTCATGAAATAAGACCCTGAGCTAGTATCTTGGCGGTAAGCATTGGCAACATAAGGCTCTATGCTAGGAGAAGTATTGCCCATAATAATACTAGAAGAAGCATTCGGCGCAATTGCCATGACATGAGTGAATCGTTTCATCACTCCAGCTTCAGCTGCATCAGGACACGGACCGCGACGTTTGGCTAATTCGAGATTTGCTTTATCTAACTGAGAACGAATATGAGAAAAAATTCGTTTATTGAGACTCTTTGCTAATACGCTCTCGAAAGCGATATTATTCTTCTGTAATAGTGCGTGAAAACCAAGAGCTCCGACCCCTACACTTCGTTCACGCATAGCACTATAACGAGCTCGAGCTATGGTGTTTGGAGCATTTTCGATGAAATAGGTTAGAACATTATCAAGCATCTCAAGTACATCAGGCAAGAATTGTTCATTATCTTTCCATTCATCCCAATATTCGAGATTCACTGAACTGAGACAACAAACTGCAGTTCGTTCAGGAGAAGTTGCTAAAGAAATTTCAGAACAAAGATTGCTGCCATGAATTTTCAATCCCATCGCTTTCTGATAATCAGGCAAAGCACGATTAGCTGTATCAATGAACCACAAATAGGGCTCGCCTGTTTGCATGCGAGTTTCCAAAATACGTTGCCAAAGTTCACGAGCTGAAACAGTTTCAACTACTTTACCAGTGTTAGGTTGAATCAACTCCCAAGTATCATCTGCTTCAGGATCGACCATACATCTTTCAATGATCTCCATAAACTTATCAGTGATGCATATGCCATGATTCAAATTCGGAGTTCTCAAATTCTGATCCCCAGTCGGTTTACGCATCTCAAGAAATTGAATAATATCTGGATGGTCGATAGGCAAATAAGCCGCAAAACTTCCACGACGAGTAGTGCCTTGCTTATAAGCTAAAGAAGCCGCATCATAAACTTTCAAGTGAGGCATCACCCCTACAGATTTTTCATCACAGCTGCGTATTCCGACATGAATGCCTACACCACCTCCTAACATACTCAACCAACAAGTTTCATGAAGATTATTAACCAATCCTTCCGCGGTATCTTCTAAGTAATTTAAGTAACAAGAAATTGGCAATCCTTTCTTGTTTCGTCCGAAAGACAAAATAGGCGTCGAATAACTCAACCAATGTTTACTTGCATATTCATATAGACGTTGCGCATGTTCAGGATCAGAGCCGAATTTTGCACTCACATAAGCAAATCTCTCTTGAGGGCTAGTCTCATCTTCTTTCATATAAGAATCTTTGAGGCGACGAATGCCTAATTCATCAAAAAGACTATCCCTCGATAAATCCATTTCGATGCCACTTTGATGTTTTATTTTTAAGGGTGATTTCTCCATGAAAAACCTCATCCGATATATTGTTCGACTGGAACTTGCATAGAACGAAGGAATTCTATGCCTTCGTTACAACGATATGGTTCTTTGAAAACCACGCGTACGAACCCTGCGCCGTAAATCATCCTGGCACAGTTCAAACAGGGCTGATGGGTGCAATATATCTCGCACCCTTCTAGAGCAATGCCTTTCTTGCTACTGAAGAGGATTAAATTTTCTTCAGCATGCATAACTTCGGCGCGAGTCACTAAAGAATAATGTTCGCCTTGTTCATCTATATATGGGAATTGAGTGCGGATTTCTTCAGGGGATAACCAACTCAAATCTTTTTCAGTTGGGTATACTCTAGTTTCACATTCATTGGGTCTCCCTGCAGGCGTGCCATTAAATCCACATAGCACAATTCTCTTTTCTCGAACAGCTACCGCGCCAACCTTCATTTTGATGGCACGACTCATCATAGCAGTTCGAATCGCAATATCCATGAAGAAAGTATCCCAACGATTCACCAGTTAATCTCCAATTTTTCATTAAATTCTTTCAATTCTCGATCAGTTAAACCAAAAGCTTTCGCGATGCCTTTTTCATCTCGAAAATCTTCATTCACTTCAAGCCACTTATCGAAACTGATGAGACGTTTCAATAGATCCATTTCCATTCGAGAGAAGCTGACGCCATTCAGCCAATAATCCTCGAATGCTTCACAAGCAATTGGCAGCTTAGGTTTAACTAAATTATACATTGCATCTGCATAGAGCACAATTTCTTTTTGCGCATGCTTGGGATCGTTTCGAAGTTTAACGTAATGAAAGAAATTCTTCAGATCAATCTTCCAATATAATTCAGTATAGGTAGCGAGTGGTAGCTGAATTCTAGCTACTTCTCGCGCAAGTCCTTGGTCTATAGCTTTCTTGTAATTCTGATAGGTGATTTTGTAGCTTTCTTTCAGATCATTTAATAGAGATTCAGCAATATCTTCTCCTAAAAATTCACCTGAGGCTTGTTTGTTATTAGGATGTTGACCTTGAAACCGTTCAAGTTCGGGAACGTACATCTCATCAGTCATGATACTATAACGACCAGAATATTCATTCAAATTAGCCGTTCGATGCCGAACATGCTGGCGCATCACAAAAATTGGCATTTTCAAATGAAATTTAAGTTCCACCATCTCGAGTGGAGAAGTATGATAATTGCGAACCAAATAACGAATAAGATTTCGCATATCATTCATAGAACGAGTGCCGAGACCATAACTCGTTCGAGCTGCTTCATCGATGGCTTTATCATCACCCATTATATCAATCAATCCCACAAAACCGTGATCTAGTACTGGCACATATCGAGGGTCATTGAGAACATCAGATTGATAGGTCATGTTTGTCTCCTCATTTCAAGAGGTATAATTTTAATGGATGTTGTGTATCAATGTCAAGAAGAAGGTGAGGGGTCGGAACCCCTCAGGATTCATTTTGTATAGATTGGCGGAGGGATTCTAAGTACGCGACTCTGATCTCAAGTTCCTTTATTTTTCTTTCCTTAATTTCCAACATCTCCCTCAACTCACTAATTTCATGATCCCTCCGAGAGATGATTTCATCCTTCTCATTCAATTTGTTGCGAAGTTTATCGAGATCCATCTCGATTTCTTCAATTTTCTTTAGGCGACCTTCTAGATTTTTTATGATGTCCCACAAGCGGCGATTCTCGCAGAGAGCTTCGTCGAGCTCCCTTTTATAGACTTCTATTTGTTCTCTGAGTTGTTCATATAAAGTAATTTCAGCTTTGTAGCGTTCAATTGCACTATCTTTTTCGATGTTAAACTTCCGAAGAACTTGAATTATTGGCCAGACAATACCAGCTGCTGCTACGACAATCCCTGTGATTGCAGTTAAAATTTCCACCATTGGTGTATTGATTTGAATGGCCGGTATTTCTAGTGGCATAATTGAACTGCAGGTTGTTTGACCTGGTTATTTATACTATCCTGATATGAAATTTTCAATCATGGCCATTCTTCTCCCACGGAAAAACTACCCATCTGTTGTCAAGATTCTTATCATATTTTTGGCCGCTGACAACATTATAAAAATTGTAAATATTGTATTGGCAAGAAATATTCTCGAGTAAAACAGCGCAAGTCAGCTTCAAATCTCTCTTCTCATTCATAATCGTTTCGCCAATTTCATACAAGCACTGGCCAGAATCGATCATATCATCCACGAGCAAAATATTACTATGGCAATTGATGATCTTCTGGAGTGCATCTCTATCTCTCAGCTGATTGTCTCGCGTTTGCCAAAGTAATGACTGAACATTCGAAACGCCTAACATGTTAGCAATAATAGAGGCGGGACAAAGCCCGCCACGAGCAACTGGAACTATGATTTCATATTCATCTTTCAAATTTCTGACTATACGATTACATAGGGTTTCGATATCAGCCCAGCTCAACTTCTTAACAGAAACCATTTCTAGTTACCTCCCTTGAGCAAAAATTCATTGCTGATTGCCTTGAAAGAAAATTTACCATCCAGACGTTTGAATACAACACCTTCACGAATCTTATTATTCAAGCTCGAACCATCCGCAAATTTTAGCATCATCTCAAGATTAGTTATGCCAAGTTCTTTGAGGGTAGTTTTAGGATAAACTACTGGCACGTGCAAGAGCCCAAGTTCTTCGCAAAGAGTATAACGTTCTTGAGGAGTTAAATACCTGGCATTATCCACATCCCAGACATCGAAAACGAAAAACTGGTGATCTTTTAAATCCTCGCGATTGCCTTGAATTCCTGGTCCCATCAACTCTCCATGAATGGCAATATTACGGCCAAGAGCAGATAATTTGTCTAAGATGCCAATCTTATGAGCAGTGTCGACGAGAGCATTACCTCTCTGATCTAATTTTAGCTCATAATTGCGAGAACAAACCCCCACCTCGCCATCCATGTGATAAACAGTCATACTCGTGCCATCAAGCTTGATGGTGATTTCATATTCGAAGTTATTCAAATTATCAGGATCAAAAACCACACCGATCAGATTCTGAACTCGTTCTTGTTCCGTCTTCGGAATACGACTAGGGAAGTTACCTTTGATTTCTCCTCCAAGCCGAGTAGGAGTTGGCGGTTCCCATTTTTGAATTCCGAGAATTTCCGTCAAATCGAGCGGATAGGAACAATCAGGACCCATCTTTTTCATGTATTCAACAACTTCTGGGAATTTCTGATATGGCATTATTAAGCCCTGACTCAATTGCCCGCGCAATTTCACAGTACGTAAACGTTCACCTTCAACTCCGTTATAAACGCTGGGAGTTTTCCCTTTAGGTGTCAGAAAAGGCGCAATGGAATGTGGAATCCAACTATCGATTTCAAAGAAAACGACAAGATCGCCTGGTTTGAACTCGCCTAGCTTAGTAACACATTGCCACCCACCAACAGTACAAATATCAAGGGAATCCGCATCCGGGTGTTTCACAACCTTGTCTATTTTAGTAATCCAAGCCATCATGCGTTTGCCGTTTTGGTACATATCCAACCTTTCATTGTGTATAAGTATAATATTCCTTTAAAGAGTTACTAATTTTCAACCTAGTTGAATCACTTACATCATGTCCCAGCAATGTATCCGATATTTTCTTCCGTCTCTCTTCTGACCTAGCGGCGTTCTGTATTGCTAAAAGCCCGTCTTCTGAGTAAACTTTCTTCTTACGAGCCGTTCCAACTTTTTGTGTTTTTCCTCTTCCAGAAACCCAGCCATTAGGAATATCTTCAAAATCAGCAAATTGTTTTGATTCTAATGTTAGAGGATTATGGAACCAACGTTTTCCTTTATTCGCTTTACTTATTTTCTCTGAATGTTCCTTGGTTCGAGGCGGCTTTGGCTTTCTTAGCTTTTCCTTAAACTCTTCAGATTTCTTAGTTCCCGTTAACGCTTCTGATATTTTATTTCTTGATTCCTGGCTTAATGGTTGGCCGCCCCACGCATGAGAAGTGATATTGTATCCTATTTCAGGGTTTGTAGAATCAAGTTCAGCTATCCATTTTTCTTCAGCTTTATCAGCAGACTCTTTTGAATCACATATCTCAAGAATCTCCCTTGAAAACGATTCTACCCCATATTTTTCAATAGCTTTTCGAATGAGTTTTCCACTACCTAGATAACCGTCTTCAATACGCTTAGTTTTGTGTTGTCCGACATAAATCTTACCGTTAACTGTATTCGTTGTTTTATAAATCAACCACATAATAGACATAGAAATACCTCCTATGTCTATTTATTATTTTTCAAAAATGGCCCTTCTTGACAACAGCCGTCCACCCATCAACCACGGCACATTCAATGGCATCTGCACCTTCGATGGGACGAATTTCTTTAATGGTACGCAAGGAAGCTAATTTACGCATGATTTTACCTCCAGATGTTAATGATGATTAAAAGATGGCGGGCCAGGCAGGACTCGAACCTGCAACCCTCGGATTAGAATTCCGGAGCTCTCGTTCCTGTTGAGCTACTGGCCCTTGAACTTAATTATAATACGAATTGAGCAAATCGTCAACCCTTTTATTGAGTTTCAGGATCAACGATTTGATGACTGAGATCTGGTAGTCCCTTGCTTCATCATATGTCCTGAAAATTTCATGGCCCTCAAAATAGAGCTGATTAAACTGCGGTACTATCCATTCTTTCTCACCATGCTTGTAAGCCATGACTTTCAGAATTGGTAACTCTCTGTGATCTAAGAGGGCTTGAGGGGAAGCAATGAGATACATGATCTTCAATCCTCCATCATCAATTTCTTGTTCACCTGCCAAAGAATCTTGTGGAATCAAAGGTTCTAATACATCACTCATAATTCGTGCCATGACTTAAAAATCAAATACCTTTGTTACTCTACACCAAATTAAGAATTATGCTATCTATCAAATGCTTATTTCATTTCAAGATTTATTAAACTAAAACAATCAGGAAGAAGCACCAGAAACATTGTTCATCTTTTCTTGAATTTTACGGAGTTCAGAAATCATTGATTCGATTTTATTATTTTGATAGCCTCGAGCTTCTTCATACGAATGAAAAATTCCCATCCCTTCATATAGAATTTCTCCAAGGAGAGGAACATCCCAGTAACCTTCATATTCAGTTTTGAAAGCTTGAACCTCGATAATAGGAACGTCAAGAAATTCATCGTTTTCACAAATTAGAGGAGCCGCAACATACATTGTTACAGGATTATTTTTCATCATCTTCCTCTCGTTTTTCTATGATGTTTTTGATTTAATGCATGATCGGAAATCACACATCTTCTGGATTCACAGACTCAACTAACACTAACACCTCCTTTGGTTTTTGTTCAATGTCTAGTTTGACTTTCAAGCCAGATAGTATGTATTTTATTAAAATTTGTTCAAAAAGTCAAGCACTTTTTCACCTTGCATCAGACCAAGGATCGCGCTGTCTGTCAAACTGAGGGAAGCACTTGTCATGTTCGTTCAAGAAAAATAAGATTGCCTTGAAAGCTTCTTTAGAAAAACCTTGTCGAGTTCCATCTCTACTGTCCATCAACAAATCATTCAAGTACTCGCGACAGACTGGGAATCCCCAAAATTTTTCGATCTTGTCGATGATGTGTGGATGAAGATACTTGAGAACTAATGTATGCTCATGATTTTCGTATTTCGAAAAGTTCATATACCAACTCCTACAGGCCGTTCATTCAATTTTTCATGAATTTCTTCCCAACTCCAAGGGGCAAGATCCTTTCGCGTGTCTACTCCAACGTCCATTCTTCGTCCTGTTTCTCGGTTCATGTGATTGCCGTGAACATGTCCGTGTAGATGATAAGCCCCTTCTTCCATCTTGTTCCATTTAGACAACGGATGATGGGAAAGTACTATCGGGATGTCATCAATCTCAATTTCCGTATAAGCATCATAAATGCCTTCCCAGATGTTCACGAATGCTCGATATGTTAGCAAACGAGTATCATGATTTCCTTTCACTAGAACTTTCATGCCATTTAAGCGACGCAAAACTTCTACGGCTCTCTGAGGATTTCCAAGCGCAACATCACCAAGATGAAATATAAGATCATCCCGACCAATTCGTTCATTCCAAACTGAAACCAAATATTCCGTCATTTCATTTTCATCCTTAAAATGCCCACGATTGGTTGGGCAATACTTTATAATATTCTTATGAAAGAAATGCGTATCACTAGTAAACCAAATTCGCATGATTACCTGGGACCACCGAAATATGGAACTGCAAAACCTTCTTCGATCAGTTTCTGATTTACATCTACATTATTGATGAAAATTTTGGCGAGATATCGACCATACTTTTCATGTTTGAAAGATTGAATCTCGATTTCCTTTCCTTCAATCAACTCTTTCAAGAAATTCTTAGCATCATCAGCTTTCTTGCGTTCATCAGGGTTTTTTGAACTCAGTTCAGGGGTGTTTACTCCATACAGACGCAGTCGAGTCCTGAAATGAACATCAAATCCGAGATCAATATCAACATCCACCGTATCTCCATCGACTACTTTTAGTACTTGGCCTTTGTAGTAATAAACATATTCAGCTTCAGCACCCATTTTCTTCGTCCTCCATTTCTTTGGCTAGTTTTTCATATCGCTTTTCTAGTCGTTTAGCAACTTCTTCGCCATCCATCCAAACATCACGATTATTGAGCATCGCTTCAATCTCATCATCAGTGAGAAAATTGGCATAAATGCTCCTGAGCATCCTTTCACTCCATTTACGCTCGAAGATTATGTTATCGTACATCTCACCGCCTTTGCCAACACTTATTCCACTGTAGTTGTGAAACATGAAGCAACTATGCTCACTGATCTGATGAGAATCTGCTGCTAAGAAAATCATTGCAGCGGCACTCATACAATTACCCTCTGCACTGGCTACAACAGTCGCGGGAGTTTCTGCAATCACACGCATAAATTGAATTGCAGTCGCAACATCTCCTCCAGGACTGTTTATATGTAGAATGACAACATCATTCTCGCTGGCATTTCGAATTACATGAAACCATTTTGAGTAATGCTCAGGAGATAAGATAGGACCACTCAAATAGAAACTGTGCTGGCGAGCAATAGGAATATTCAGAAAAGCATTGGTCGGTGTATTGAGATTAAGATCAAGATTTTCAGTATATTCTTCTTGGCTCATGTGAATCTCCATGGTGTTAAAAGATCAGTTACTACATATGGGTAACAAAACAAAGGTGGGTTTCTGTTGCGAGGTACCCACCAAACCCCAGGCGGTTACTTACTAAGCCGCCAACTCGTAAACTGCGTCGTTCGCGTTTACTTTGGTTGGTTTTAACGACTTTACCTTGTCGAGCTGCCCAAACTTCTTACTTACCATACCGTCGACGCCCAATTCAGCCCCTGGTGGAGCTGGGCGGATTCGAACCGCCGTCCGATATGACTTTCTGAAGTTGAGTTACACAGCCATTTCTAAAATATTATAGCAATTCTTACAAGTTGTCAAGCCTGTTCTTGTGATTTTTTGTCATCAATTTTATTTAATGACTTTTCATTCTCTTCGCGCTTCTTCTTGCCGAAGATCCGTTCATAACCTTCTTCATAAGCTTTCGTAATGACTCGACTTTTAATAGCATCACCTGTGATGTCGTTTTTTGTGGCCACGCAATTACCTCCTGTCAGTTGTCAAAAATGGAGCTGGGTGTGGGATTCGAACCCACGAATGGCGGATTACAAATCCGCTGCGATGACCACTACGCGAACCCAGCGAAATCGATTTTACCACTTCCCGAGAGGACAACTTGCTTGCGCAAACTTAACTTTCGCATCCATGAAACAGCCACATTTTTTGCAAGTCCCTGTAATCTTCGTATTGCCAGGAATTTTAATCAAATATTCACAATTCCTGCAAATCGATAGACGTTTTTCTTGTTCTTCAGTAGTTGTCATCTTGAGATTGCCTGTTAATGCGTCTTTTGCGACGTCTAATATGTTGTAGCTCATCTATGAACCGTCTAACTTGTCTGCAAAAGTATTTATTTTACCGCGAAGAATTTCCAATTCTTTCAACCTATGTGCAATCTGATATGCTTGTGGGCTCTTGAAAACCTTAATTTTTGGAGAACAACCACATGGACTCTCATGCTCTACCATCAGGAGTGAGTCCTTAGCTTCTCTGAGCAAGGACTCGATCTCCCGAAGAATTTCCAGTTCTTTATGCAGCCATGGCAAGCAGTTTGGACATTGCTTCGTTTTTGATTTCATCGCCGTTTCCATAGTACGCATCCCAAAATTGTCTTGAGGCGTCACGTTTGCCTGATCCATGAGTGAACATCTCTGTAATGGCATTCAGAGCTCCCCAAGCCGTTCCTCGTGAAAGAGACGCACCCGCTCCATTACCATACAGTCGCATAAGTTCGTTGACACGTCTAGTAGCACCCCAAGTCTGTTCCTCGGCTGTTTTCTTGGGATCAAAGAACATATCTTGGTAAAATTTACGTACTTCTTTATCGGACATTTCGAAATTCGCTAACTTGCGAAGATTCTCCATGAATTGATTCCATGACCTGTCTAATAGTCCTAGATCAATCTTTACTGCAGAGGGGTCCCATGCGACTTTATGAGTCCTCTTAACCATTCTCTTTGAATCTTCAGAGAGCGCAATTGTAAGTGTATTATTACAAACAACTCGAGTTGATACAAACTTAGCAGTAGTGGCAAGAGTTCCATCAACTGCGGTAACTAATAATAAATGTCCTTTAACTTCATCATCTTTAGTGACATTTTCGGCCTTACCAGTTTCTGCTAGTGCCCAGAAACGGGTACCGCCAAAGAGAGAACCCGCAGTCGATAATTTCATGCCATGTAGTTGCATCAAATCACGAAAGAATTCAAGTACTTCTCCTGGCTGTACAACTTTAAATTCTGAACCTACAATTGAGAGAGGCGCACCAGTGTCGGAACGAAACAGGACTTTTTTGTTTGGGAAAGTCTTAGTGACTAATTTACCGCCTTCCATGGTTTGATAGGTGACAGTAGATTCAAAAACTTCCCAGTCGAGGCCTGCTTGGACCTTCCAAACTTCGATAGGAGAATCATTATCGAGTTGCTGACCTAGACCATGCCAAATTGCTTGACGTGATCCAGTGAAAGCCATCTCAGCCATTCCATTCTCGCGAATAGTGATTTCGTGTGCCATAATAAGTCCTCCTTCAATTACAATTTAATGTGAAACTTCTTCTGGTTCCCGAAAGTCCGTGGTCAGCTGAATCCACCCTCTTTTGTTCACAAGCTGGTTAAGGAACTCCGCTTCCGCCTTCTCTAATCGTTCAATGAATGAGTCATCATAGTACTTTGACCTAACGTACAAGACAAGATAGTGATCGTCAATTTCAGGATCCTGGTAGACATCCACAACAAGCTGCGCTTCTGGGAAATGTTTCTTTGCAGCATCTACCGCTTTTGGAATCACATCCAGGAACTCGGTAAATTGCAACAAATATTCTTTCGATCTATCAGTAACGCGCCCTTCGAGAACTTCTTCGATAGCGCGAATAGTATCTTGGTGTATCATAAGGCTTTTTCAGCCTCAGACTCCTCATCTGTGAAAATTTTAATATTTCCGATGATGTGTGTCAAGCCTGCGCTATCATACGGATTGAAAATGACAACAAATGGCTCTTTGAATTCAACGATCTTTCCTAGTTTGTTTAGTTCTGCTTCATTGCGTTTACATTTTTCTAACAAACTTGACGGAACCACACCAATCAACCCTGAATCAACAACAAACAAATCATCTGTATTGCTAGCAAAAGTTCCGTTGCCTATCTTGGTCGGACTAGCCCAAAACTCATCTCCATCATCAGTTGCGCGAACAGAATCTTCAAAGTAACAACAACTTTCAAGAAAACGCATCCATCTGGAGCTGTCATCTATAACAAAGCAAGGATCTCCTACGAAGTACTTGCTTGCTGGAAGAGTGAACTTTTTCATCGCTGCATCCTCTTTTTGCCATCTTGATTTAATTATAGTGCAGCTTCTGAGGAAAGTCAAGCAATTTTTGAAAATTTTTGACTCCGTTCAACTTCTGCGTCCTCCTTTTTCATTTCACGATTATATTATATCACAACTTCTACGAGATGTCAAGCAATTTTTGAAAAATTTTTGAACTTTTTTGAGGGGAGGACGTCCCTGTCCTTCAGTGGCAGTGAGACAGGAGCTGGTTACAGAAGTAGACCTCTAACCGCGCAACAGTCGATCATTCTCAAGCCTCAGGCTTCGGATGTTCAAGAGCCCACTTGTACAGATCGTTTGCATCTAGACGGTGAGGATTTTCAATCCCTAAAGCTGAGCCAATTGCTTCGAAGCAAGTCCAGCGCTTACGTTCTTGTTTTACGAAAGGTAAGACAAAGCAAAGAACACCCAACCAATCATAGCCTTCACCTTCATGAGACTTGAACCAGGCGAGAGCTTTAGCTGCTTGCTCATCAGTCAAATCCAAATCAAATACGTCCCATCTTCCACTGCTGAGATTGATTATCTTGCCGCGAACACCTCCATCCCTACCAGACGATGACCAGCAGACATCATTGATGACTAGTTCAGCATGACTCCACTTACTCCAAGTTCGTAGACGAACTGCGTAGTGGAAGAGAATATTCATCCAATCATATCTCGGAGGACCTTTATACAAAGCTAATTGCACATGAAATTTTGGTTTCAAGTTTTCAACTCCTTCATTGTTTACTTGTTCTTCAGGTTTTGAACGTCTGAAAATTTTATCGAGTATAGCTGCGATGCTCATGTAAAGCTCCTTTCACTTAGATTTTTCTTCTTCATTCTCTTCCATATCTTCATCTTTCTTCTTTTTCTTACTCAGCGCTTTCTTAGCAGCTGCAGTGGCAATTGCCATCTTTTGATCCTTAGGCATATCAGGATGTTCTCTTTCAATAGCTTTCGCGATTTCTTCTCGCTTCTTCAATTCGGCTGGAGTAAGATGCCTTTCTTTTAAGAATTCATCGAATGTTTTCATACAAAGTCTCCTTCTTGTTTCTTTTGAAAAATTTCACCACGAAACAATGATAACAATACCATCACCGCCACGTCCACCAGGGGCTACTGCAGCTCCAGTGAATCCACCACCACCACCGCCGCCACCAGAACCCATACCACCATCACCACCTCTACCACCAGCAGCTGTAGAAGCACCAGACGAACCTAAACCACCACTTCCGCCGCCTGTCCCACCCCAACCATAAAGCAGCTTCGGAAATAGACTAGCTCCATTCGACCCGTTACTGCCTGGAGAGTTGTTTGCGGCACCACCTGCCCCGCCTGGATTACCGACAAAATATGTCGGGTGCGTAAGACTATTAATTGCGCCACCGGCGTTTCCTGCGGTTGAAAGCGCAGGAAGTCCTCCGCCCCCAGTACCACCAGTAACAACCATGCCTGCGGCGGGGTATGAAAGCGCAGTACCGACGGTTGTGGAACCGCCAGCGGTCCCAGCTTGACCAGCAAGGAAAATATAAACCCCCAATCCGGCAAGAGGACAACTACCTATTGAAACTGCCGATGCTGCGGCGCCGGCTGCCCCAGCAGTCGAACCCGAAGCATTACCGCCGGCGCCGCCCCCGTTAGCCATCAATACATAATTTTGTGAATTCGAAGCGTGCGGTTGGATTGAAATGACCGACGGAGCGCCTGCGCTCCCTGAATCACCCCCTCGACCCACACTTACAAACAAAGTATCAGGTAAAAGGCAAGCAGGAATGATCAGTGTAGATTGACCCCCAGACCCGCCTCCGCCACCGCCGGCTGCAGAGGAAGGAGAGCCGACCGCTCCTGATCCGCCGCCACCACCACCACCAATACAGATCATATAACACATGGATACGCCGCGGCGTTTTTGCCAAGTCATCCATGTAGGAGCGCCAGAAGCCCCTGTACCCCTGAAAATTTGAACGTCAGCCCCTGGTTGTTCAGCTAAATGCAGTATATCCAGCATTAGTACTTACCTCCAATAGCAGCGACCGACCAACCCGCGGCAACAGTTGTTCCTAGACCGACTATGATAGAATACCCTGGAGGCAGAACAAAGTTCAATGGGTAATCAACTTCGATAGTAGCTGCAGTCGCAGAAGCAGTGGTGGCTGGTAAAGAAAGTTCACCGTACAACCAGTTGTTGGCAATCGAACCATTTATAGATCTAACAGTTCCGACAGGATCTGTCTGAGTAAAGGAATTTGTATTTGAAGTGAAGTAGGACACTTGTCCACCAGAAACACTCCCCACAAAGATCATATAACTTACTGCGCCTGTCACGGCTGTCCAGTTCCAAGTGATAGATCCCGTGGGGCCAGTAACGGAAACAGCCGAGGATTCTGGTGACGGGGAAGTTGGGACACCGTACTGATCAACGGCAACAATCTTAGCGTAATACGAACCCGTTTGCAGATTACCATCTGTCGTGGATGCAGTCCCTGTAGGCGCTGAAGAAGGCGCTGAAATAGCTGGAGCAAAACGTCCTCTTCCGTTATTGATATAAATTCGGCATACCGTAGCAACGTTAGTACCTAGCGCTTTAAATCGTAAGCGCTGGATATACCCACCATTTGTAGGATCGGCAGTGAAGACTACAGCGTTATTAATGTTTTGGCCAGTGTAGTCGTTGGCAGCGGTAGTTAGAACTACACCGCCTTGAATATCGCCAGCACGAGAAAAGATCGGTGAGGTATTAGCAGCCATGTATTTTACTCCTTAAGGCACAAACATATTAAGTCGCATAGCGTATACGAGACCTAGGTTAGTGGAGGAGGTTGGAGAATCTTTATTGATTAAATACGCAACACTTCCTGTCATATCGGAAGCATATAAATCAAAACCCGATCCGACTCGCACCAAGTAAAGTGTATTGGGCTCAAGAGTTGCTGGTAAATTTGCCACAACTTTAGCGAAACGTATTGTAGCCATATTTTACCAACCTGCAGTTTCTAACCTCGCTCTAGGATAATTACCATTGTAAGTAAAGTCCCCGTTTGCATCCTCACCGATTTTAGAAAGTTGCGTCATGTTAGAGTGAGTGTGACTGTTCGCCACAGCCGAGTCGATAGCCGATGGCGACGAAGTCGGTTTACCTTGAATCATCGCCCACGTGATAGTCATATCCATCGACTCATATTCAGTCAACTTGATCCACTCGTTAGTGGCTGATCGCCAAACATAAGATGCCGCGCCACTATTAACAGTTGGATCAGCACTAGCATCTAATACTAGCACATACTTACCATTAGTTTTTGTAAGCGCATCGCGTGCGGCAATATCCGCCACAATTTCAACACCGCCAGAAACGCTTGCCAAAGAAGCGTCGATCATGGCCTGGATATCATCTGAGTTAATAATACGTCGCGCTTGAGAGCCGTCTGAATTCGTCACATACATTTCGACGTAGTTGGGCTTCGAAGACGGCGCAACAAGATAAACGCTATGCCCTTCGAGCGTACCAGGTAAAGTAGTAGTCTTGTGAATTTTGATTGTTGCCATATAACTCCTTTAGATTTACCAATGAATCGTTGAACTTATGACCGCAGGACAATATAAACCGCCATCAGATCCGTGTGTAAGAGCATTTCCTGCGTCTGCGCTAATTACTCCCGAAGGGCCTGGTGGCCCAGGAGGACCTTGTGGACCTGGAGGCCCTTGTGGTCCCACTTCAATCTTTTCAATCACTACAGGATCTTTTTCTGTAGTAATTACTATAGTATCATTTTCTACAACGACAATAGTCTCGGACATTATCTAGTCACCTCAGGAGAAAGTATAACCATTCCTTGAAATAATCTCGTTACAATCCCGCTCGGCGAAACGAATTCAAGATCATACACTGCAGTTTTAAAATCCATGGAAGCAGTTACGTTAGCGGGAATTTCAACTGAAAATTCTCCATTAGCAGCATTCGTTATTACAATCCCACCATTTTCTGTAGTCAAATTTATGATGTAGTTAGGAGATTTGATTTTTTCACGAATTTGCATCCTGGCAGTGTAGCCAGTCAGATTGACAGGAGTTGGTGGATTTCCTGTCTTCCACTGAAACTTCTGCGAAAAAGTACTTCCTTGATAAATGGTGAGATTTATTACTGCAGGTTTCATTTGAACTTCTGCTGTATATAGTTCAAATGTATTTATCTTAATTCACTCATCCCCGATAATTGACTCGTACAAAGCTTCAAAATCCTCCATTTCTTGTCTTTCTTTTTCAAACGTTTGTCGGTGGTAGGCTTTTGCCATCTTTCTTAACAGTTTAACTGGCATTTCATACTTTTCAGCAAGAGCTTTCAGTTCTTCTTTAATGAACTCCCTCTTGGCTTCGATCATGGTCATCGCATCGCTAATGTCTCTCATAACAGCTTTGATAGCTGCACGATCTTGTGGATTCGAAGGAATTGTTACACCCATTTCAGTCGTCATAGAATCAAGTTTTTTCATATCACTCTCCTTCTAACAAACTTTTAAAGATTTCTTTCATCCGCATTACATCTAACGCTGCGTCATGCAGAGCATGATGAGCAACATACTCAGCAGGTAAGCCACCACGTAACTCATATTGTCCTCTATCATCACCTGTTAATACATCAATCATAGTCCGAATATCGCGAATCTTCCAAGTATTGAATGGCAACTCTAATCCAACCTGTCGATGAAGATCCTCTATCATAGGAAAATCAAAGTAATTACCGCGACTCCAGCAATAACCAACCTTCCAATCATAGTCTGTTTTTTCAATATACTCTCGCAACAATTTTAGCCCCTGCTTGACATGAACATCATCTTTGCTGGGTTTCGTGACTTTGCGCGCTTCTTCACTTTGCTTCTTCCACCATTCTATTGTATCTTGATCAACGGTCCTGCCCATCTTAATTTGTTCTACGGGATTAAATTTTACATAAAAACCATCAAGTATGTACTGAGAATAAGGCGTATCATCTTCAAATGTGAAAGCAATACATGCCAAACTTAATACTACGCTATTGGATCTCCTACCGAGTGTTTCGATATCAAAATTTAGATGCGTGATCATTGTAGTCTCTTTAGTTCCATGTGAATCTTGTACATGGCTGCCAATTTAGCAGCAATAAATTCGAATCCTTTTTCTTCGCAGTGGCTGTGATCGTGAACGAACAAGAAAACAACTTCTTCAATCTGTTCCTTCAAATGATCACTTAAAGCATCACATGCCGCCTCATAATTGTCAAATTCTGCTTCCCAATCTCCATGAATCATGCTCTTGTGAATTGCAACCCAGCTTTCTTTGTCACATCCTAACTTGTTCACTATCTTGAAATGTTCTTGAGACAAATCAACATCACCGATACAATTACAACTGATATAGTTAATTGCATGAGCCTCAAACCAAAGCTTTAGCAATTGTTTGAGCTTTGAGTCCATATCAAAATTCCCTTTATTATCATCAACTGCAGATTATATTGTAAGATAAAAATTGTCAGATGTCAAGCATCAGTTTTGCAGTTGAAATACTCGACATCTGACGCAGCATCAAGGCAATTTAAACAACCGTTTTCTTCCGAAGTGAATTCAAGAACTTCATCAAATCTTGTCCTTGTCTCATGAAAGCATGCGTAAATCTCACACAAAATGCTTCACTTTGTTCTCCATCATGTTCGATACAGACCATGGGACCATTCTTAGATGGCTCAAGCCACACATGAGGACCAAACTGTTCAGGCCTGAATTGTTCAAAATCAACCGCTTTGTGTTCTGAGACAGGAATTGTTCCATCAACAAACACGTAAGTAGTCACTTGTTTACCTGGAGTTCTTGCTTCACGTAAGAACTCCTTAAAAGTGAGTATTCTCACTGCTGTTTCCTCATTTATCTTGTATTTTGCTTTCAAGGCATCCATATCATCCTTACTAATAATTTCAACTTCAAATGCCTTGTAAATTCTGAGTTGTTTATTGAGATGAAATACACACCATTCAGGAGAAATGATGCTGTCTCCCCCAAGCCCAGCAGCTCTATAATCAACACCTTCTTTGCCGAGTAATGCATTCATTTGAAAGATATAACCTTTAGTGCCAATACCGCGCGTATAACCTTCATCAGATACATACTGGGCAACCTTATCAAGCACATTTGAGAAATAAATTCCATTACCAAGCATACGACCAACAACCATCTCGTCATCGTTATTAATGACAGCAAAGCCATAACGTAAAATCATAGACGCGGCAACTGATCCTGTACCATGAAATGCAGGATCAATCTCATCTGTATTAGGCATATACTTCAAAAATTCCTGTTGTCCTTTTTCTTGTTCTGGAATATTAACTTTGAATTCACGAAGGAATTTAACTGCAATCTGTCCATGACGATACTTATTAAAAACATCATACTCAGCACTCTTCCGTTCTAAAGACTCTTCATTATGTTCAACTTGTTCAACCTTTAAATCAGAGATAACAGCATTCGCCATATTTGCTCTTTGCAGAAGAGTCTTAAAAGTCGGCGCTTCACGAATTGACAAAGAAGGCGGATTAACATTGTTATAGCGAAGAACATCAAGTAAGCGCTGTTGATTTAGTTTTTCATAAGGTTTGATTAAAACGTCATCTGCGAAAATAGCTTTGGATGCCTTTTCCAAGAAGCTATAACCCACAAAATAATCAACAATTGCTTTCTTGAATTCTCCCTTTGCGTTACTATAAACTTCCTCTAAAACATCATATTTGTTAGATTCCATCCCTGAAGCCATAAATTCACAGAACAACTTATGGATTTCATCCCGATAAGATTTATCAAATTTTTTCTTGTTCTCAAGGGCTTGTTGGAGAACTGTCGTAAATTTAGCGGCAGCAGTAGGCCCGATATTAGTGATGAATTTCTGATCACTGGCTATTGATCTAAGTATATCAGCGACATCTTCTGGCTTTGTCAAGCTACCAGAAAAAATATTTTTTATTTTCGAAACATCTGTTTTGTTGAAATAATCATTAAATGCTTTTCCACCAACAACACTCAATGCCTTCAGTATGAGTGGTTTACTGTCAGATGTTTTCAATACTTCTTCCATTGTTTCACGGCAAGCATCAGTCAATTTCTTACTGAAAGCATAATCTGAGATGTTATTGAATTTAGGATTGACTGACCACTGCTGCTTGAAATTTACAATCATTCCATCAGTAATATCTTCATCAGATAAGAAAATTGCGGGATAAGGCACTCTGACAGGATCAACATCACCTCCATGACTAGCAGTCGTGTTGTATTCAATGATTTTTTTCCTCAAATTATCATTATGTTTAACTAACCAACGAAGATAATCAAATGATTCTTGTTTATGTTTTAATACAAGAAAAACATCTTCGACATCCTCTTGTTTAGGCATAATATAAGCATCAATACCATAAAATCTGATTGCGGTAACCAATTTCGCGGTAGAAATGACCTTCCCTTGTTCAGCTAGCTTCGAATACCACGTAAAAATCTTCTTTAATGAAACATATGATATATCATAATCATTTCTATGATCAATCAAAAACTCCATGGCATCATTTAAGACATCCAAATATTTGTTGTTGTTCAAGATCAGTTTAGTGGCTTCATCAAATAACAAATCATCCAAGCCTGCGCAAATGACAAGCAATTTGACATCTTCAATTTTACCTGTTTTTATTAATTTGGCGATCACCTTCACTAAATTTTTATAGTAAGCTTTTCCATTATCATTCAAACTCATTATGCGAATTCTACAGAATAGATCTATACAATTGGCAAGAGTAGCAGGCGTCAAGCTGGCAAACACTTCATACGCTGCATTAATTTCATTTTCTGTGAATGCTTTGAGATTAACTTCATTGTAGTTGCTCATTTTAAAATGTGCATCATGCCTATACGGACTTACTTCATAGATCCAATGTTTTGCCCACAACGTTCCAGCATTATCATCATCAACTATTTCTGCCCCTTGAATTTTATTCCGAACTAGCAATTGAAAAGCTTGCTTAGCTTCTTCTGGTGCTTTATCATAGGCACTCTTCTTCAATGCGAGAGGCGGCGTTTTAGAATTTGCTCCAGACTTGATGATTGCACTTCCAGAGCCAAAAGCTTTTTCAAGCCACTCGGCATAATCAATTCGCGCGTAAGTGGTATATGCGAGATCTAGGGCTAAAATGTAAACACTGATCTTATTGAACCCAGCATCAAAAATTTCTTTTGCTTTAACTGCATTTATTTTCGCCTCAAATCCAGCGCTTATCGCAAATGTTTTGAAAGATTCATATTGTTTTTTAAGTTGCGCCAATGTGGCGTCTGAAAAATCAGGAACATTTCCGACAATATCAGAAACGAAAAGATCTAGAAGTTTATCAAGAGAATCTGCAAGTATCTTTTTGCTTTTCCTAGAAATTTCGATTATGTGAACAACCTTCGGGTCGATGTCTTTGATAGCTTCAAGGAATCCTCTTATATCTCTCGAAGCTGCACAACTTGAAACAAAATTAACCAGAATTTTTTCTAAAATATCATTAATGGCTTGGCGTACTTTCCCATCCCTCGAGGAATTTAAGGTTTCTAGAAGCCACTTACAAAGTGGACTATTTAGAACTCCAGGAGGAAACTTTTCTTTGTTCTTGGGTGATTTGAACCATTTTACGAACTTATCAAAGTCAAATTCTTTAACATCATAAGTTTTGAACAGATCTTTAAATTGCGCTTGATCCTTAGCTTCAAAAATTCCATCCGTGAACTCATCTGTTTGTCCTAATTTTGAAGGTGGAGGCGAAACTGGTTTTTCTACTTCAGAAGAGCCAGACTGATTTTGCTTATTCGTATCTTGAATGTCAGCTGCAGATATCTCGGAAGTGGTTGGCGCATCATTAGTGACATTCGCTTGAGGTTTTAATTTCGCAAAAAGACTATTGTACTGCCCTTTTAAAACTAAATCACGGAATTCACCTGTGATACTTTTATATTCCCGTAGCTTTGCGAGTTGATAGAGTTCTTTTGCTAAATTAGGTAAATCGAGAACGCCATTATGGAATGCCTGTATTAATAAAAAGACTCTTGAACTAGGCCTATGGGTGGCATAATGAATTTCATCTAATAGAGCCCTAATTAAAGTTTCATCAAGATCTTCGCTCCTCAATCTTTTCTGTTTGATCAATGCAAGCAAGCGAGTCATTTTATTCACAACATTCAAATTTAATAGACCTGCGTCGTAAGCCAATTTGATTGATAAACTCACATCATGGTTAGTATCACTAATGTTATGAACAATCAACTTCCCTTCAGTTGTTTCATAACTTTTCATATAACCACGAGTATCACTCAATTTGTACAATCCAAGAAAGCCAAAGAAGTTGAACATGAGACTATCCATCACGCGCTCTTTATCTGCAAGAAGAGCGTTTTTCGTGGCAGAATCCGTGTACAGACTATTCTCTTGGAGTTCTAAGAATTCTTTGAATTTCATGTAGTTGCCCTTGTTATTTTTCGCCCAGAATACAGTTTAGATATTTATTAAAAAAGAGGGGCCATAGAGCCCCTCTCCCTGATCATATGACAGCCAATTACTCACCTTCGAGCAATTTAGCATACATCGCTAAATCATCCTCATCATCCATCGCAGCTGTAGATTTATTGGAATGCTTCGGAGGATCTACATCAAATGGAGGTTCATCATCAACTTCTTGAACCACACGAGCCTGAGTTGCTGCAAATGGAGATTTTGCGCCTGACAATTCATCAAATTTCCTTTTCAGCTCTTCATAGGGTTTGAATTGAGATTCATCCACTAAAACTTTAAGTGGCTTTTGAGACTTCCAAAGAGCTTCTAGCGCTTCATCATCACCATCAAATAAAGCAGAGGGTGATTCAAATTCACTCTTATCATAATTACGATAACCTTCAAAATTACGAATCTTCAATTTGAAGTTTGCCCCAGTCCAGAAATCAAAAGGATTGAATGGAGTCTCATCTTCAAATTCAGGCTGAATGGCACTCATAATCTTCGAAAAGATTTTCGCTCCGTAGCGGAAGTAGAACACTTTCCCTTCGTTTTCGGGATGTTTGGGGTCAGAAATCACTAAGATATTAGAAATGTAACTCAGGCGACGTTTACGTTCGAAACGAACTAAATCTTGGTTTGCTTGAATACCGCTTCCCCACAATTCATTGTTTGCATCACAAACTGGGCACCTCTTGCCGATAGTCGTTGGGCAATTTTCAATATACCAGCGTTCTCCGATTTTGAATCCGTGGTTATATAACTTCACATAAGGCATATCCTCGCCTTCAACAGGCGGTAAAAATCGGATGACCGCGTAGCCATTTCCTGCTTTATCTACTTCTGGCTGCCAGAATCCTTCGTTGTAATCAACCGCCCTTTTCTGTTCACCTCTGATTTTCTCAACGAGAGCAGTGAAAGAAGTTTTGCTAGATTTTTTCAAAGCTGCAAAGCTCATATGTTTACCTCTTATTACATCAATTAATTGAATCTATCTGTTTGCTAGTTCTGTTCGATCAAGTACCGCTAATATTTCATCAACTGTACCTCCATTATAATATGAGATCTTTAACCACATGTCAACCAAATTTTTCAACATCACTATTTTCAAATAGGTAGTTTGCTGATAGGCTTGGCTACTGATTTCCTAACTTTACGCATTTCGATTGCGGTATATTTTAACAGATCAATGAAGTTTTTGTCAATCATTTTGATGAAATCATGAACATCGATATTATTCTCTTCGCAAAAAAGAGAAGTAGCTTCTACTATATCGACTCCTTGTTCATGGGCAATTTCTTGAATACGTAACAATGCTTTCTCGCTATAACTCATCTAGTATACCTCACCGTGTAAAATCTATGACCACCAATCTTCGCAACAAACTTCAAGTTCTTGTTCTTGAATCCTCGCTTGCTAAAGTATAACGCATTTTTAAAAATTGTCAAGCCTCTTGGCAACTTTCGTCTCATGTGATAGCTCTTATACAAAGAAGCAGCTAACTCACGAATCTCCATAAACATTCGAATATCTTTCTTCGCAATCCTTCTACTCAACTTCCAAGGGAATTGTCCTTCCTCGAGCACAACGCGACAAATCGAGTTAGAAAAATTTGCACTCTTTGCTCGATTCATCAAAACTATAGCAACCGCCTTCTTACCAATCTCTGGTTCCCCACGCGCTTCATGATAGATCGTTTTTGCTAAGCACTCAATCTCTTTTTTAGCGTTGTACTGCGCAGACATCGCGGCTGTGCTCGAAAAGAGAATGATAGCGCCTAACAGCTTCGATAGCTTCTCTCGCATGAGTACGAGTTTTTCTTTTGAACTCCTGAGGGAATCCATTATCATTACCAATCAACACCACAATTTGTTTGCATTCAATACCTAACAACTCATATATCATTAACGCATACAACGTACATTGAAGAAAATAGTTATTGATTTCTTCTTCTCGTTTTTCACGACGGCTTGATTTAAAGTCGATGATACTCAATTTCCCATCGTAAATTCCAACGCAATCTGTTCTGCCTGCTACATGTAAATGATCAGACCATAGTGGCAATTCAAGAGAAAGAGGCTCTATCTTATTCAAATGAATTAATAATGATTTATACAACTTCCACCCTGATGCTACTTGATCCTCCTTATTCAAATTTCCTTTAAAATGTCTTTCAATAATATCATGTAAACTAGAGCCTCTAGCTGCAGCTTCCTGAGTGATTCGATTGGCTGTATCTTCTCCTACTCGTTTTTTCCATTCTTCAAGCCAAGTTTTATCAGAAACGGCAGATAAGATAGTCGTGATAGAAACATATTCTTTCCCTTCAGGAGTAGTGTATATGCGTCCAACTGAAGGGTCGATTCTATCACGTATTGCTCTTGCTTGAGATTCAAAGTTTTTTAACTTGATTTTACATTCCGAAATGTCCATCACTTCTTGAGAATGATATCAAACAACCAGAACAACATGGAGGATAAAAGAGTCAGACTAATGAATTCAATGAAAAAGAATGCGGCGAAAAACGTGACATCAGAATTTTTGATAATCTTCTTCATGGTGACCTCCTCAGTAAGTTGTAAAATCAGAACCAGGATTTTTTCGTTTCAAATTTTGAAGAAAATATCTCCAATCTGATGGTGGCTTAACACGTCCAAGTTGATCTGGCGCCATCAATTCAAAATTTGTCGTAATAATTTGCTTCACTTCACCTACTTTCCCGCAAGATGGACAAGGTTCACTTTCTGGTACTTTTCTGTCATCCATACGTTTCATTTCAGTAAAATGATGTGAACAAGCTTGGCATTTGTAGTCATAAATTGGCATGTTAAAAACCTCCTCTTTCAAGAATTTTTCGTAACTTATGCTTCACCAAGTAATTAAAAGTATTATCTGCGTGTGGTTTTATGTCTTGGTAAGTCGAAGCAATGACGTCAACCACGTCTTTGGGAATCATTCGTAAATCAATGAGTGTACGATTTCGACGAAACTTTTCTAGTTCTACTAGATCGTTGCAGAAGCCTTCAGGATTATCAAGACCAAATTTACTCCAAGCTTCTATTTGACTCGAACGAATTGGTCTACTTCTTTTACTTTCACATAAGAAAACATCATCATCACTCAGAATATTCGGAATGCCATCTCCTGGATCACCTTTGACTACATGCTCAAAGAGGTTGTATGAGTTATGATCTGATTGGAGAAATTTCTTATGAAAAGGAGAATATTGCTTCACATGAGAAGCTAAATTCATCTGAATCTGCAACAAATCTTTATCAGAACTAACTACAACAACATCTCGCTGATTGCCAAAAATAGTGCAAAGTACCGCAATGATATCATCCGCTTCTGCGCCTTCAACTTCGATTACTTTGTATGGCAAATTTTCAATGAATTCTTGTTTGATAATATTAAATGATTCATGAAAAGTTTTCCAATCAAATGTTTGCTTCTCTTGGCTCTTCTTGCGGTTTTGTTTGTAGTAAGGAAAAATCTTCTTGCGCCAGTAATTGCGACCGTCTAAGCACAAAACAATTTCATCAGAATACTTGCGAAGTTTATCTTTGAGACTCAGAGTATTGTTAAGAGAGATGTGCCGCAAAAGCGGCACATCGATTAGTTCCTTTGTTCGTGCATGATATTCGAGAGCGGCACCAACCACAACCTGTGAAAAATCAAATAAAATCATCCACGTCTCCTATGAAAGCGTTCAAAACGAGCATACATTTCTTCATCACCATATTCATCTTCGAGAATTTCGCGTACATTTACATACTTAAAATTTTGTTTGTTTCGCTCCCGCTTCTTCTGAATGTTAGTATGATGAATTTCAAGTTGATCTTCGTCAAATTTATCACGACGACTAGACATTTCTACACCTCTCAATAACACCGATAACAAGCACCATTGATACAAACAACATTAGAGTGACAAGCCCTGCCAGTTTCAAAATACCCATCAGGCCAAGAAGGGTATATGATTGTCCTCTCGATGAAAACTCGAGGCCTGTCATGATAATACCTGGGGTAGTACGGGTCATAACTGTTAAAGGAAAACATACCAGGAATCATCACACTCATTGATGTGCCATAGGGCCCTGTCGAAATACTCAAGCCCTCATAAGGAGCCCAAACATTAATATTAAATTGTCTAGCGCTAACCGACTGCAGCGGACAAAAGGCGAGCAATAACCCTGTGATCAGAATCGTTAATCTCAACTTTTTTTGAATTACATTTCTCATCTTTGAGCCTCTCTAGAGCAATGATGTAGTCACGTACAAGATCAGACCTAACAATATCGTCCTGACCCATCTCAATCATTGTAAAATATTTCTCCAAAGATGTCAAGACTTTTTTCATTATACCAAATCCGCTTTCCTGCTTCCCCAAATCACATTGCCGAATATCACCACAGAAGATAATACGAGTATTTTCTCCAATACGCGTGATGATAGTGTTCAGTTCTTCGAAACTCATATTCTGAAATTCATCAACAATCAAGAATGTATTATCATAAGTAATACCTCTCTGAAAACTTGAACTCTCAAAAACAACCATACTTTTTTGTTTCATGATACTGTAAGCATCCCCTCGTCCTAAGATGGCATTAAAAATTGCTGCATAAGGAGTTTCATAAGCAGCCATCTTCTCTTCTTCTGTGCCAGGCAAAAATCCAATATCACGCGTCGGAACTGAACTTCTGATTACACGAATTTGACTCACTTCTCTTTTCTTAAGAGATTCAATCGCGAATGCGCAAGCGAGATAAGTTTTACCAGTACCTGCATATCCATATAAGAACAAATTTTTGCCTTGTTTAAATTCCTGATAAGCTAAATCTTGATTAGGTGTAAGTGGTTTAAATGGCTTTAAATTAGAGAGGATGTCGTTGGTAGGGAAAGCAGAGCGGTAGCTGATCTTTATCTGTTTTTTTGCCATTGAGTGAGTTTTTGATTGTTTCTGACATGATTATTTAACCTTTTTATTTTTTCACAATCTCGTAATTCACCCATCCTTGTTTACAAGTAATATCATCCTGGCTCGATTTGTTACCTTTGATAATAATTTCGGTATCCCCGGCCTTGACACAATGAAATTTCAGCTCTCCTTTCATGAAAGCTTTCTTATCGAGATTCAATTGATAGTAACTCTTAGCACTCACAATACTAATTATATCATCTTTACTGTCTTCTGTCAAGGCTTCGGCTAATTTTCTATTAAAGAAACTGCTTAAGCTGTAATTCATCTTCCCGAGGCGCGGGTCATTTTCTTTTTTCATAATCTCCATTACGCGACCACATACGGCTTGCTGCTCAGGTGAAGTTTTACCCATCCTAATCACATCTGCAATCTTTTCAGGATTTCTTATGTTCATGCCAAGCAAATAGTTAACACCCCATTCATAAACAATCTTCTTAGAATTTTTACCTGGATCTATATTTCCTTTCTTACAAATAGTAGCAAGTTCTTTCAATGTATTATTTCTGAGTGAGTTCAATTTTTTGATTGCTCCTGGAAGTACATTTGCAAAAAGACTAGCCGCCGCGCCTCTATCAAATTTGCTAGAAATGGCATAAGTATTACCATCAGCCATATCAACTATCGAATCAACTGCATTGAAACTAGGATCATCTGGAAGATAAAAATATTTCGCTTTTCCTTTGAAAGGAGTATTACCAACCATGTATTTTGCTTGCTGTCCTTTAAGAAGCACCCAACCGCTCAATAATTCGCCAGCATAAACGCCAATCTTATTAAGCAATGTTTCTGGCTCGACTTTACCCCAAGTAAAGAACCCATTCTGAAAGAAATCTGCAAATGTGTCGGCAATATTCTCTCCGAGCAATCGATCCTGCAAACATCCTTTTATAATACTTTCTTCAATTTCTTCTGCATCGCTGAATACATAACAAGAAACTTCACTGCCATTATAATCAATAGTTGTTTTCTTAGCTCCTACTGTAAAAGTTCGAGCATCTAATTGGCTGACAATTTTACCATTGATAACTTCTTTGGCGATTATAGTGATATTATCAACAATCACGCCACCTTTGCTAGATTTTGCAGTGCTTTTTAATCTATTGCCAGGAACATATTCCCCGCCAACTAATGGCGCAATGATATCACGCAAGATTTCTTTACGATCTTCACCTTTTGACGTCTCGACGATAAGAACAGTACTGCTCTTTTTACTGATCGAGCTGTCGTACCCTGCGCTAATCTTAATTTTTTCTTGAAGATCTTTGATAGATGTCACGTTAACTTCTACCTAATTTACTAAGCTCTAGTTTTGCGGTTAGTCCGCTAAATGTTCTACTTCGAATATAAGTATTTATTTCTTGAATATTCCAGCCGCCTCTTATGGCATCATTAATGTCTTTAAATTTGAATTTCTTATCATAAATGACTACACTGAATCCCTCATCGATTCTTCTCAATAACTGTTTCATGATATCTTGATTCATTGAATAATCATTATCATAACAAAAACAAATATCCTTCAGATTCAATTCATTTCGAAATTTGACTTGACGTTCTTTTATGTAATTTATGGTACCAGTATGCATCGCGCCTGCTATAGCCAAACCATTCACTACAAACATAGCATCTATCGGTCCTTCTAGTATATAGATTGGCTTATTCCAATTCACGCGAAATTCACCCCATAACTTCGGCGCAGTAGTATCAATGCCGAATGTAACAAAACGTAAATGCTGTGGAATTTCTGAATCAATACTTCTGCATTGTACGTAACTATAACTGCCATCTGCTCTAAAGAAAGGAATAACAAAGACAGGAAAATCAGAGAATTCTTTATCTTTATAACGATCAATACGTTTCGCAATTGAATTTAAACTTCTTGCAGCATAAAGTTTTTCAAAAAATACTTCGGGAATACAACGACTTCTAGCATATTCAAGCACAGATTTCAGATCTTCAGGAACATCATTCAACTTATAGCATTCTCGAAGAATATCATTTGTTTTTGAAACAAATTCTTTTTGTTTTGTTGAAACTAATTCAGGGAGAAGATTTGATTGCTTAGGTTTACCGAATTTCTCTAACTTGTACTGAGTGAACAATCCATAATCCAATTCTTGAAGAAATTTCGGAAGATTGACACTTTTTCCGCAATTATGACATTTGAAAATAACCGTATCATCTACAGGGAAGAAGTAACCACGAGCTCTATTCTTTTTCCTTTTACTATCGCCACAGAAAGGGCATCTGAAATTGTAAATATCATTTCCCAAGTCCTTGAATAACTCAAGTCTCGGGCTGACGAGCAGCATGTACTTGTAATCAACATGGTTCATTAAATTGCGATACAACTGATAGTGAATGAATTACCATAAATAATATCGTCTGGCTTGGAAGCCAAGTCGGACGTTAAACAAAAACCGGAGGAGGCGTCAGCAGCGGCTGAGTCGATGAGTCCGGAAGACATGCAGTATTTGGCTGTGTGTTAGCTCATGTTAATATATTATAAAGGAGATTGATACAAATGTCAACCGAAAGACGTTTTCGAAAACCACATCCAGACGCGATTCCTACTATTTACGGTTGGGCTCTCCCTAAAACTGGCGAAGTACTAGTTTGTGTGCGTGGGCTGCCTAATCCAGTTGAGGGATTTGTACCTAATCGGCCGTACAAAGGAGAAATTCCTAAAGAAACTACTGAAACTGAACCAGAACAGGCTCCTGTTGAAGCAGAAACCAAAGCAGATGATCATGAAACAGAAAAGAAGCCCCGTCGTCGGACAAAAAGTTCGAAAACCGCACAATAGATGGCGAACCGTGACAGAAAAAAGAGAATCATAGAAATTGCCAGGGATGGTTATGCCATCAATGGTTTCTTCAATGAAATTGAATTCAAGAAAGACATATACAATCTCTTTATCATCCGAAAAATGATTGCTCGTTTCTTGAGAACGGGTATGATCAATGAGAAATTACTTCTGAATAATATTATAATTTCAATCAACACTTTTGGTACCAAGAAAGTCAATCAAATGCTTCGTATAATTTTGTCGGATGATGAATTTTCTGTCGCGAAAAGCATGCTTCTTTTTATTGGTTGCTATTGTCTTTGGGATGATGAAATTGAATCAAATAGAATCATCGATGACATATTAGCCGATACCGCAAAGAGATATCACTTGGTGTATAGAGATGTTCAATCTTAAAGTAACTGTACTAGCAACAATTGCTGCAGCTACCGCTAGCAGCTCCATTTCGATTTACTACACCGCAAAGTATAAGGATGCCGTATATACACAAAGGATTGCTGAAATTGAGCGAATAGCTAATGAAGCTTTGCGACAAGAAAGAGAACATGCCACGCAAGTTGAACATGAACTTCTCGCAACTAGAGATAAACTAGAACTAGCCTATGCTGAGAACGAAAAACGCACCAAAGCATTACTTAATAAGTACAATTCTGCTATCAGTGCTGGTCACAGGCTGCGCGACCCAGGCTCCCGTTCGAGTTGTCAAAACGCCTCTTCCACAAATTCCTCCTCTACCACCAGCACTTCAGGAGGAACAGGAACCGAACTTTCTGAAGAGGCTAGTAGATTTCTTCTCCATGAGGCTGCCCGAGCAGACACAGTAGTTGAGCAACTCAACCTCTGCAAGGCCTGGGCAAGAACAGTAAAAGAGCTACTTGACAGATACCAAGCTAACCAAGCCAATCAAGACAAACCATAACTCATCAATGCATCTGTAATGCGGCGGATGCTACTGTCTTGATTGCGCGTAACCATGGGCGCCGATCCAGTATTAGATACTTTATTTGTCGGAACAACCACAGGCGCTGGAGCAGATCCACCAGCATTAATGACGATAGGCTGAAGACTTTGTTGTTCAGCCTTTCTTGTTTCCATCGTTTGTAGACTCACAACATCCCCTACTTTTGTTTGAGAGACAGGCATCAATCTTGTCAAGTCATTAGTTGATGCCATCTCAATTCTCCCAGACGTCATGAGAGAATTATCATAGGTAAGGGGAAATATGCTCATTTCAGCTTTATTTGTAACTGGCTGAACACTAGCTGTGGTTGGCGTTGTAGCTTCCGCGATTTGTTTGCTTAGTGCTATTACATTTTTAGAAGCATCTTTTGCGTACTTACTAACTGTCGTGCCATAAGCGTCTGCGCTATCTATTCCTCGCAAGAAGTAATTGTTAGCTCCTCCGACTCCTTTCAAATGCGCTGCCTTGGCATAAGCAACTATCTGTTCAGGAGTGCTTTCTTTAGTGAGCGCACCACTTCTGAATCCTGCTTCGATGTTTCTATTTGTATATTCGATGAACAACTCATCTTGAATTTTCTTATTTTTCATGAAGGCTTCACGGCCACCTTCATTAATCCAATTTCTAGGATCTTCTAAGAATTTTTTATGCAAGCCACTCTTGTACCAATCCTTACCCGCGGCTCTAGCTTCGGCTTTTGCTTTGGCAAGTTTCTCTTTATCTATGAACCCGAGATCAGCTAAAGCATCCGCACCAAACTGATATTGTCCAACAAAACCATATTGATTTACTATATCTAATTTCCCGCCACTTTCAGTAGCCGCTACATTACCTGCATAAGCTTTCGTCTGTTCGGGTGTTAAACCCTTTATAGTTTTACTTCCTTGGAAAGCTTTCGCCAATTCAAGTTGACTTTTACTGCCTTTCTGTAAATCATAACCAATCTCACCTGCTTTCATGGCAACAGATTCTAAACCAGAACCAACTTTTTCGGCAACTCCGCCTGCGAATCTTTTCAATCGCTGAGTAACTCCAGTACCAGTATCTTCTTGGAGCTTTCTCCCCCATTCCTCTAATCTCTGAGCACCACTTCTCAACCTTTCACCAAATCGACTTGCTAGGAAACCCATTCCATTTTTTAAATTATCTCCCAATTTTTCAAGCCAACTATCACTGCTAATAACTTTGAGAGACTCATTCATCTCATCTAATTTTTCATTATTAGCATTAATGGCGGCAATCAAATCTTTATCAATCTTCTCAACTCTTTCGAATTTTTGTAATTCAATTCTCTGAAACTTTTGCTTTTCTATCTTTTCATCGGTTTCCGAAGCACTTGCAGGCGGCACAATAACATCAGCCACTTTTTGTATGATATTTGAAACTTTCTGTTTCGTTTCCTCAGCAAATTTACCTAGAGAACTTTCTTTCCAATTCTGTTCAGCAATATTTTTATTTCCACTGATTCCACCGCCAGTTAAGGCATCTATAGTCGAGAAGATATTGTCAAAGATCTTGTCCTTGATCCTACCGATATCCGTTCCTCCCATCTTTCTATTAAGCCATTTACCAACCTCCCAACCAGTCAAACCCGCAGATGTAACCGCTAAGGCAGGATCTAGTAATTCTGCAGTGGTCGTTAAAAGAGGAGTAACAACATTTTTAGCAACTCCAGTGATCCTGCCTGTAGCACCGATACCTTTCAATATACCAGAAGAGGCATTTTTAACATTTTCTAATACGCCACTGCGAGCAATCACATCTGCTGCGCTTGTTTTCAATCCTCTTACAGCTTTCCCTGCAAACCCTGTTGCACCCTCTAAGAATCTTTTGATCTTGGGAGCAGAACTTTTAGCGACTCCAGCTATTCCCCTTCCACCAGCCCCGATCAAATCAATTACTTTACTGCCGACATTCTTGATAACACTTATTCTCCCTCCAAAAACATCTAAAATTTTCCTACCAAGAAACGGGAGTCCTAGAGGTAAGATGCCAAGCAATCCTCTGAATAATCCGCTTGGTTTTTTATTTTCATTACTCGATTCGCAACAAATTCCATGTCTAAGCACATATTCTTTCAATTGCGCAATGTCATAGCTAATCCGCTGAAGATAGTTTACTTCTTCTCTACCTAAAGTCGCTGCAATAGCTCTCTGATGTGCAGCTTCATGGGCTGCGGCAACTCTATCTGCCTCTTCTTTTCTTAAAATTTCTTCCTGTAGTTTTCTACTAGTTGCACGTTCGCGGTTTATCTCGCGTGCAAATTTAATATCACTTGCTTCAGCTTTCTTATTCCCAGTAACTCTAGCATTTTCTATTTCATCGAGACGAGAAATCCTTCTCTCATTCCATTTATTGAATATGGTATCTAACACAGGTACTTGATTGCCACCCGCTGCACGCCAAACTGCACTGGGAGCTTCTCGCCTAATTTTTCTGGCAATTTCTCTCAAGCTACCAGTTTTAATCTCGCTGATGCCACGAGGAATACCAACACTACGTGCGATTGTTCTGGTTGCGGCTAAAAATACGGGTAACATGTCTATTTCTGCTGTGCTGCTTTTTTCTTGAGTTCTAGATGATCTAGAAGTAACATAATGTAAATTTCTCGTTCGTATGGTACCATATCTTCGATCTCTGACAAGCTGAAATGATGCTCATTCATTAGTAGAAAATTACTCTTCATGAGATCAAGCAGCTCGCCATTACCAATCATTATACGAAAAAATCCTCTAAGCCTCTGATTTCTATATCGTCTTCATTACCACATTTAGGGCAACGAACATGTACATTCAACGCCACATAAGGCATATTAGCAAAAAATTCATTGATCTTATCGATCGCATCACTATGTAAATTTTCTATGAACTCTGATAATTCTTGTTGAGTGAAATCTTTACCAGGAACAAAAATCTTATCCCCATCAAAAACGCATTCTGTACAACTATAGATGAAGGCTTCTGTAACGTTGAATAAACCTTCGACGTTTTCAATTTTACTCAGTTCTTTGAATTGCGCAAAAGTCGGAGCACGCAATTTAAGTCCCATATCAGGACCTATCATAATGATACGATTCTTTTCATATCCTTCGGGAATATGAACTTCCACTTGATTCAGATCAAGATTCAGACGAACTTTGTTGTTACAAGTTTCAGTAATTTCCTCACCATTCTCATTCGTCTTTTTGACTTCAGCCATACATTTATATTCAACGGGAACCAATTCACCAATACTACGCGCACGGAGCATTAAGAAAATGTAATCAATATCATACATCGCAAGATTTTCAACATCAACCTTCCCAAAAGTGCAAGCTTCGATTATTTTGTAAATTGTATTGATGAAATTGGCACTATCATTCAATTCGATAGCTTGTAGTAGTAGCTTATGTTCTCTAACTAAAAAAGGACGGAACTTGATTTTCTTCTTAGTGCTTGGAATAGTCAGCTCAAAAGTCGGATATTTTACAGTAGGTAATGCCATATCAAATCCTCATGTTACTCAGATTCAGATTCATCCTCCTCGCATTCATCTTCTTCATTTTTCTTTTTCTTCTTTTTGATTCCAAGAGGTTGATCTTTCTGGGCTATCTGATCCGATGTGTTCAATGAAGAACCCTCACCTTCTTCATTCAACCATTCTTCAAATGACAGCAAATCAAAATCAAAAGATTCACTAAGCGTTTTCTTCATGGTTTCAAATTCACCCCAAAGTTCTTTCGGCATGAGTTTTCTGAATTCTTGTTCATCACCCGAGCGAATAGCATTACGCACTGCTGTCGCACTTGTCACTCTATCAGTTTCTTTGAATTTGACATTGTACCTATATTCAGGATCCATCTTAGCATTAGCGCTTTCAATTTGCTTTTTGTAGCCTGTAATTCGATCTGCTCCTGCATAAATTGTATCTACCTCCATGCCTTTTTCGCGAAGTTGCGCCAATATTTTCGGGAGATATCCACTAGATGCGGTAATAATCTCTGCCTGCGGAGCAATTTTCTTGATGAGTTTAATTTGATATTCTGCGCTGAATGGATTCCTGAGGCGATCTTCGCTAGATTTCTCACCTTTCACGATAACAATCACAGGATTAGTCATGCTATCAATGATCTTCTTATGACCCAGATGAACAGGCTGCATTCGACCTATAAAGAGCTGAACTTTCTTTTTTCCAGGTTTCGGATATTCTTTCTTCTCTTCCATTATGCTTTCCTTTTACTGGCTTTGAATTCGTCGGTTGTGATCTTGTACGGCTTATTATTAATGTGTATAACGATACCTTCGATATTCGGTCCGAGCTTGAATTTACCTTCGATACCAGGATGAGCAAGTAAATACTTAGCTAATTCATCCTTCGCTTTCTGAATGATAGCTAGAATATTTTGTTTTGCCTCTCGATCAGAAGCTTTTCTACTTTTGAGTATTCTTAGAGCATCATCATCGAGGGTATGTACAGTATCAATGATGCCGTTGATATCAATACTATGCATCTTCAAATTCGGATCTATGAAGCGAATTTCATCATTACTTTGTTTATAGAGAGCATCCAAAATTTCTTGTTTCTGTGGATGTTCCAATCCTGTACTGGCTTGCAAAACAGTATAGGGCATGATGCTCATAAGTTTGCCGAGTTTACTCTTATCATATTTTACCGTCACGAAAGTGATACCATCTTCATCTTCATGAGCCATAGGATTGTAAAATATTTCACAAACAATTTTCGTATCATTAGGGATCACTTTCATGAACTCAGCATTCTTTATAATTTCAAGCATATCATCATAATGTTTCGCGCGTAACAAGATTTCTTCAGAAGATCCTTTTGCTAAGGCATAGGCGCTGAATGCCCCTGAATCGAAGATTGGTCCAGTTCGGCTACCTTCAAAGAATGGTCTGCCATCTTTTGCTTTACCAAAACGAGCACCAAGCCCATCAATTTTCATTACGACTTTATAATTCGAAAGAATTCCTCCCGCTGCTTTAACTTCCTTGATCCAAGATATAAACTCTTCAGGTTTCATGTCCTGAAGATGTGTGATTCCTTGCCTGGTTGTTGGTGCGACTTGTTCTTCGATGAATTCTTTGAAGCTCAGCATTATCGGTAACCTTTATAATAATCTTCTATCATTTCTTGATACTTGTCGAGAGAACCACCAAGCGTTTGAAGAAGGTGTTTTGCCATGACAAGTTTTTCTCGGTAATCCCGTTCTTTATCTCCTCGATAAAGACCTTGAGCTCCTGGACCCCAAAGTTTGTTCATGAAACCATCAATGACCATCTGTTGCTCTTGTTTATTATAATAGCGCGCAATCAATTTTTCAAGCCCAATGAAACTACCCATATCTTTGAGGTCTTCAGGAGTAGGCTCTCGATTGAAAAATATTCTGAAAATCTGATCCAGATCCGTGATGTTCTTACTTTCTGATGTACTGAGCTCGTGATAAGCTGGCAAACCATCTACATGGACGTGATTGCCTTGCTCATCTCTTACTGGTACCAGACGCTGACGCAATCCGTGCGTCACAGAAAATGCCATGATACTTTTCTTCACGACCTTATCTTTACCTCGAGATGTTTTAGCTTTAATGACTAGATCGTGCAATCCTCGAGCATTTAAAGCTTGCAGCAAATATTTGTGCGCAACGCCTTTCAATCCCGCTTTCAAATCTTCCCAGGCACTCGAATGACTAAACTTAGACCAAGGCGTCGGTTTACCATCTGGACCAAATTCAACTAGTTCCAGATCAATCTGAATATTCATGTTATATTTGTCAAGACGCCATAATGTGATGTGTTGGTTAGCACTCGTTTTGTATCCAATTAAAGTCAATGGCCCAAAACTCTTCCCTTTATTTGCGTTCAAAAATTCTACTATAGACTTATCTAAGTTACCATCAACCTGAGTATCAATATCCCCAACGGTAGATTTGACATTAACAAATTCTTCGTCGCTTATTTTTCCGAGATTGAAGAAATGAAAAGCACTGCCGCTTAAAAATTCTCTAGATTTGAATAAGTCTTTACTCCAAAGCGGCAAGCCATGCTGTTTTTCGAATGCACGATTGATAGCATCCAGACCAGTAAGCAGCAACTTCACGATTTCCGATCTCTTAACTTTATTGAGATCAATGCGAGTTGCTTCTTGATCATCTATGACTACATTTCCGCCTTCGAGTAAGAAAAATTGCTTGAATGTTAACATGGCGCCTTTCATCTTGTTTCTAAATATTTATCATTCACCATTCAACTGCTTGAACTTCTCTTTCAAATTAGTTGTATTAGTTACTATTCTTTCTTGAGCAATTATATCATCTTGTTCACTGCTGTTGACATTATACAATGTTTGTCTATCGAGATCGACACCCACCACAAATCTCAACCTATTCGTTTTATTACCATAACGATTTTTAAGCTGTTTGAAAAGTACTTGTCCTAAACCATCCAATTCTTCCGTTCGAGTAATAGATATCATGAAATCTGCAGTTGCTGGAATACCCATCGATTCAGAGACATCAGTAATCTCTACATCTGTGTTTGTTATGCCACTTCGAGTCAATTGCATTGCAGTCCAAAGAATGGTGTTAGTTTCGACAGCCAAAGCGCGCAATTCTTCAGCCACGGCTTTCAAATAAAAATAACTGTTCTGCTGACCCATTCTCATCCTTGAACTGCCTGTTATTCCAATGTAATCCACCATAATGACATCAGGAACAAAACGTTGTTTTAGTTTTAATTCATTGATAATATGTTTGAAATGACCCGCGTGCGCCGAACCTGGAGGATATTCTTTTACTTTTATCTTACCATAAGATTTCGCTCGAAGTTTCTCAACCTCATCAATAAACGTTTCGCGGCCTAGTTTACCCAACTCATTAATTGGAGTTTTCAACATATTAGCATCCATTCGCTTCAGAATTTCTTCCTCTCGCATCTCCAAAGTAAAATAAAGCACATTGTAACCCGCTCGAGCATAAGCGCAAGCGAAATGTATTAAAGATAAAGTCTTACCAACATTCACTCCCGCAACAACAACATTGAGCGTCTTTCGACTGACTCCACCATTAGTAATATCATTCAATAGATCGATATCGAAAGGAATCTTACTTTCTGGTAATGTATAATAATCATAACGAATCCCTGCATCATCATATATGTCCATGCCTATATGGCTATCAAAACTTACACTCACCGCCTCCTTTATCATATCAGGAATGGCATGCGGAGTCATAGTTTTGTCAGTGCCATCATATATCGAAATTGCCTTCACGATGGCATTATAGATGGCTTTCGTTCTACAGAACTCTTCTGTCTGTCCAATCAGCCACTTAGAATCAGTCGGACGTTCAATTCTGAAAATATCACGAATGATAGATTCGGCTTCAGCAATCTCTTTTTCATTCAGATCATCATGGTTGCGAATGTCAACCAGTAAAGTAGTTTTATTAGGCAGGGTGTTATATTCTAAAAGATAAGAACGAATGGTTTCAAAAACTGCCTTTTCGACCTTATCGTTGAAGTATTCGCTCTTTAAGAATGGTAATACTTGACGTACATAATCTTCATCTTGAACTAAAGAACTTAAGATAAGTTTCTCACTTGTAACATCCATCAGCTACCCACCACATTGCCATACACATGAATATGATTACGTGTCGCAACATAAAATCCGCGACGCATTGCCTCATTGGCAATTTCTGCTATACTCGGTGATTCTTGCTGTTCTTTAGTTGCGCCAACGGGCATCACCCACAAACTCCAAAATCTATCTTTGCTGATAAGCTCAGCCAATTTGTCCGTGTAGCTATCAAGCTCATCCCAACATTCCTTAGTACCGTTTACTACAAATTTCAAAATGCCTGTATCAGCATAATGCATATATTCTTCAATGACATCTAAATAGACTGCATTCTTTTCTCCACTTACTGTGAATAATTTCGGAGAACAGGCAATAGTTAATTCAAAATCCCTATCATAAAGAAATTTCTTAAATTCTTCAGTCAGAAATCTAGTAGCATTAGTTTCAATTGTAACAAGTTTGGGGCCAAATGCGCCAAATCTCTCATTAGCTTCATTGAGAATAGCCATCATGGCTTTCTGCTGAAGCATTGGCTCTCCACCAGTGAAACAAAGTTGAATTTCTTGGCCAGTTCTTTGATTAAACCAACCTTCAGCCATTCCAAAACGTTCAACGCCAAGACGATATAATTCATCAACTAATTCTTTTTCATCCCAATCTTTAGCTAAGTGTTTAAATCTCGTACTCCAACTATAACTCGAATCGCAACCATACTCAAACACAGGAAGATCTTCCATGCGTTTGATGTTACTAATATCTATCGTCTGGTATGGCAATACA